GTTGGCTTTCTGTCGTTCATGGTGGTGTAATTGATGAGGAAGAACGAGCTGTTCCTATTCACACTAGAGGACTTCTAGCAGCACAAGGTAATATACTTAATGTTGTGAAGCAGTCTCGTCAGGTTGAAGAAGAAATGTTGAAGTCAAGTCCTCGAAGATACTATGTTCCTGTGAGTGGCTAAAAGAGATAAAGCGACCCTATAATTTTTATAGGCACTATATCATATATAACAACCGAAAGGCGACCTTTACAAGACAAGCCCTACTGTGCACAACGTAGCGACCTTGTTAGAGAAGCCCTGATTAGGAGGTAAGAAAATGACTGAAAAAGTTATGACCGAGAACCGAGAACCACAAAAAGCCAACCCTTATAATGCAAAAAAAGATTGGCATGATGTAAAAGATAAACCTTTTGTATCGTCAGATAGTTTATTTTTTGAGAACCCTGTTTCAACTGAACATGACGAAAGTGATGCCATTGAAGCAGAAAAACAAGAAGTAGAAGCAACTAAGGATAAACCTTATAAGCGACCCAACTATAAAAAACGATACGATGATTTAAAAACACACTACGATTCTAGACTTAATGAGTTTAAAGCTAGAGAACAAGAGTTAATACAGGAAGCTGTTTCAAACAGACCAGAGTATAAAGCTCCAAAATCTGCAGAAGAACTAGAAAAGTTTAAAAACGAGTATCCTGATGTTTATGAAGTGGTAGAGTCTGTTGCTCATATGCAAAGCGAAAATCAAGTTGCTGAATTGCAAACAAGATTAGATGCGATGCAAGGGCGTGAAACAGAAATACTAAAACAAGAAGCTGAAAAGGACCTTCTAGAAAAACATCCTGATTTTGATGAAATTAGAAACAGTGATGAATTTCAAGATTGGGCTAATTTGCAACCAGAGTCTATTAAAGATTGGATTTTTAATAACCCAAGTGATGCAAATTTAGCTAGTAGAGCGTTAGATTTATTTAAAAAGGATATCGGATTAGAACAACCTAAGTCAAATTCTAAACAGACTAAACAATCTGCTGCTGATATGATTTCCACTAAAACAACTAGTGTAAAACCAAATCAACAAAGAGTGTGGTCTGAAAGAGAGATTGCTGCCATGAGTGTTGCAGAGTTTGATAAATACGAAAGTGAAATCAGCGATGCAATGCAAGAAGGCAGAATCATTAAATAAACTATAATTAAGGAGAATATCTAATGGCTCAATTTTTTGAACCTTCAACGGATACTGATGCTAACTTTGCAAACTCCGTAAGCACACAAGCTAATAGTTTCTTTTTACCTTCGGTTTACTCTAAAAAGGTTTTAAACTTTTTTAGAAAATCTTCGGTTATAGAATCTATTACAAATACCGATTATTCGGGTGAAATATCTGCTTTCGGAGACTCAGTAAAGATTATCAAAGAACCCGTTATCTCTGTATCAGCGTACACTAGAAATAGTGATACAACTGAAACTAGACTAACAGATGCAGAAACATCTTTAGTGGTTGATAGTGCTAATGCGTTTAAATTCATCGTAGATGATATTGAAACAAATATGTCACATGTCAACTTTAAAGAAGTTGCTTCAAGTTCTGCTGCATACGCATTGAAAGATGCTTACGATGCTGCTGTACTTGTAACTATGTTTGCTGGTCTATCTGCTTCATCACCTAACCACGTGTTAGGTTCTGACTCAGCTACTGATTTAGCTGCCGGAACTTTTGATGGAACAGGTAATCTAGACATAGGTTTTGGAACTAGTGAACATGATCCTCTAGACCTTATGGGTAGAATGGCAAGACTATTAGACGACCAAAATGTACCTGAAGAAGGTAGATGGTTCGTTGCTGGTCCTGACTTCTACGAAGTTCTAGGAAGTTCTAGTTCTAAATTGTTGTCTGTAGACTACAATGCTGGACAGGGCTCTATTAGAAACGGATTAGTTTCTAGTGGAAAACTTCGTGGCTTTGATATGTACAAGTCAAATAACATAGCTGACACATCTAATGCGGCAGGTAAATGTTTGGCAGGTCACATATCATCCACTGCTACTGCAAACACAATTCTATCAACAGAAGTGTTGAGAGACCCAACATCGTTTGGTGACATTGTGCG